GATTTTAATTTTTTAAATAATTTTTGCGAAAGTTCTTTATCCATTCCACCAAAAACTATTTTCCTTGAATCATCAAAACCAGGTTTACCAGACAAAAGAACATCATTTAATTCTTTTAATAATTTTTTTCTTTCTTTCTTTGTTGTTGAGTTAAATGCCGTCTTTAAAAAAGGAAACATCTTATCTATTTCTTTTGTAATTTCTCTTGCTGTTTGTTGAGCTATAGCTACATCTTGTGCTCTGATTCCTTCAAATTCTCTTTCTATTCTAAAAAATTCAGGATCTTTTTGACTTCTTGCTCTAAATTTTCCTGCAAATTTATCTAAAAATCTATCACCCGCTTCATCGCTTCGAGCTAAATTTTTATTTCTTTGAACTAATTTTTTAATTGCTAATCCTGTGCCACCAATAACACCAGAAAACAAAGCACCTTCTGTTCCAAACTTAATACGATTTAATATTTCTCTACCTGGATCATAGTCTTCAGTTCTATCTAATTTAGTAGGACCTCCTAACATATCACCAAAAGTTCCTACTTTATCTACGTCTCCTACAAACACACCTTCAGCCATACCTGAACCAAATGCTGCTATGCCGTATTTGGCAGCTTTTTCTTTTTTGTTAAATGTCGTGGCAAGCTTTCTAGCTTCTCTTAACTCCACAGGGCTTAATGCTTTTTTATCTAATGCGAAATATTTTTTTGCTTTCTTTCCTTTAATTGCAGCGTTAGCAAGTTGAGCGCCTTTTGTAAACGCAACAGCACCGGGAATACCAAGATTAACTAAGGTTTCTGTTATTTTACCTGCTGTGGTTGCTTCTGCTGCTTCATCAAAAGGATTTATTTGATCAAAGAAAGCTTCTACTTTTGCAGCGTTATTGGTTCCCGCACCGAGGTCAATGAGACTTGCTCCTAAAGATATAACACCTTCTGGTATCTTAATAAAACCAGATGCAATACCTGCTAGTATAGATTGTATAGTTCCAACTTTATTTTCAGGCTCTTGATCGAAATTAAAATCAACCATTTATCCTCCTCAAGATCTTAAATAACTGTTAGCACTTTCAAAAGTATTAAATGTTTTTGATTGACCTGTTTCTTTATCTGCCACAATGTAATTTTGATTTACTGTATCAAAATAAATACTAGATTTATCTAAATTTGTTGTAACTACTTCAAAACCATCTTCTATTGATTTACCTTTTGCTTTATATGGAAGTATTTTAAGATCGGCACCATACCTTGTTTTTAAAGCTCTAAATTCAATATGTCCGTCTCTATAAGCTTGTTCGTGTAAAGTAGATGGTTCAAAGTTAGAACTAATAGTAGCTCTTACTGTAGATAAAGGTAACTCTTTTTGAAATTGACTTTGACCTCCTGCAAAAGCAATAGCGTCTTCTTCAGATATTTTAGGATATTTATTTTTAATAAAAGCATAATCTTTTTGTTTATCAGTAGACGCTGTATCTGAAATATATTTTGAAACGGCAGCTTCTCTTGCTTTTGCTTTTATAGTACTATCGTCTCCTACCTCACCAGCAGCTTCAATAGCTCCACCATAATCTTCATCTAAAATTTTAGGAGCAGCAGCAGTTAACATCTTAAATATTTTATCTTTAGTAGCACTATCCCCTAACATAATTCTTTCAAAAGTTTTAGCGTCTGCGTCTATCAGATCTTCCATAGCATCAACATCTATTGCTTTATTATTATCTTGTACTTCAGGAGCATCTTTCTTTTCATCCATGGTTACTGTCTTATCTCCTTGTTGATTATCTTCTGATTGATCTATTACAGGAGCTTCAGGAAGTTCTGTTGTCGTTTGTTCTTTTTTATTAGGACCATATCTAAAAGTATCAAAGTCCTCTACTGCTACTCCAAAACCACTACCTGGTTCAAAAGGATCTAAATATTTAAAAGTAGGTTCACCACCAAAAAATATTTTTGCAAAATTACCTATGTCTGAACCAACATTTACAACAGGATGAATGGCACTTAAAGCGGGATCTACAATAAGTTTTTTAAAAGGAGATTGAGAAAAACCTGTACCTCCTCCTGTGGGTTGTGTTGTTGGTGTTGTTTTAGATTCATCACCTGGAAATACAAAACCTGCATTTTGATAATTTTGTCTTGGCATTAATCCAGACGTGATCCCTGTTCCACGGCTATCGACTTTACCACCACGTCTAAACATAGGTCTATTTAAAGTTCTACTCATTAACCAAACAATCCTAACTGACCACCAATACCTGCAAGACCCGCACCCATTCCAAGAATTTGAGATAGTGGGCTAGGAGGAGGTGCTGATGTTGTAGAGTAGCCTGCTTGTGCTGGATATCCACCTATTAATCCTGTTAATTGTTGACCAACAAATCCTAAGTTTTGTTGATCGGCAAAAGCTGCTTCTCTATCTGCTGCCGCTTGTGCATCAATAATAGCTTGTGCCTGTGCTTGTTGTTGCTGACCTAATTGACCAACACCGGTAATTTGTTGTTGTGCTAATTGTGGGGCTAGTTGAGCTAATCCTTGTTGTTGTGTAGATAATGCTTGTTGATTAGCAAAAGCTTGTTGTGCTGCTTGTTGTGCTTGTTGAAATCCTTGTTGTCTTAATTGTGCTTCTAGTTGTGCTTTATTAAAAGCAGTAACGGCATCAAACTCACCTTCTTGAGCACCTTGTCTACCACCACCAAAGGCACCAAACTGAAACGCTTGATCACCAATCGCTGATCTTTGTGCTGCTCTTTCTCGTTCCAAAGCAGCAAGAGAAGCATCGATAACTTCTTGTTGATACGGTGACATAAAATCTTGATAGGCTTGAGGACCTGTTAAAGTTTGAGCAGCAGTAGCATCGGTCGCTGCTTGATTTAAGAACGGTTCAAAAGAACCTAGGCCACCTGCTAAAGTTCTAGCTTGTTGTTGTAAAGCTGTTTCGCCTGCTACAGTAGGTGCATAAGAACGTGTATCAATAGGTGTTCCTAATTGTTTTGTTAATTTATCTACAAGTACCTCACCACCGGCTTCTATAAAGGGGGCGGGTCTAGTTATTGTTGTTTCTGCCATTATACTTTACTCTCCAAGGCGTTCATTAATTGATACATTCTTTGTGCTCCTTTATTAACACTACCACCACCAGCAGCTCTAACGGCATCAGCCGTCATAACAAATTCATTTTTTGATAATCTTGCGGGGACATCATCAGCTTTCTCTTTAGACCCCACAGGTATAAAGCCACCGCCTCTATAGTCCATTTCCATAGAAGGCATACCACCCATTTTTAAAGTTGCAAGTCCACCTTTTTTAGCACCAAAATATTGTCCTGATTCTCCACCCATCATTCTGTTATATATTTCCATAATTTCAGTTGGTGACATTTGAGAAGTATTAACTCCCATTTGTATTAATTGTTGTTGCATCTTACCTAAACCACCACCAGCATTGTCTGCTATCATTTCACTAGGGTCTAATAAACTTTTAGGTCCACCTGCAAAACTTCTATCGTCCACATCTTCTAATTCACCCGGTAAATCTATTAAGGTGTCAGCAGGGTTTCCAGATTCTGTAGGTTTAGGATCAGCCATGGCTACACCATCTTTTAAAATTTGAAGTATTTCTTCTATGCTTAATTCATCGTCTTTTTCTTGTAAGATATATTTGTCGTTATAAGGATCACCGGGATCTTGCATAGTGTCAAATATTCCTGTGCCTTCAGCGAATCCTACACGACCACCTTTATTGTAACTTGGTCTATTGGCCACATAATCATCTATTTGTTGTTGTGAATATCCTGCGTTTGCAAGATAATTTCTTAAATAACCCAAGTATTCAGCCGTATTGTATCCATCTTCTGAATTTTGATAAGCGTCTTGTGCAGCTTTAGCAGCATCGTAAATATCAAATCCTGCTCCCGCTGCTGCTTGTGTTCCTACAGCTTTACCAACATTAGCTATTGATGAAAGTATTTTACCTTCTTCACTAGAAATACTTGGATTTAAAAAGTCTCCAACTTTAGCTGTAACTTCTTTACCTTCTGTAGCTAGTTTTTGCATAAATGTTTTATCTGGTGCTGGAACATCTTGTCGAATATCTGCAGAAGTTGGAAGAGTTTTAAATATTCCAGATAATGCAGCTTTTCTTAAATCTGTTTTACCTTCATTAACAGCACTGTCTGCTAATAGGTTAGCAAAATAACCTCTAGCAAAATTACTCATAATTCCTGCACCACCAGGAACTAGACTACCAGGAACTAGAACGGATGCTAGGGGTCCTATGAAAGGTTTAATTTCATTAGGTACAATTCTTGAAATAACTTTGTTAACAGGTCTAAATACGTCTGATACTACGTCTTCTGCTTTTTTAAATACTTTACCCATTATGCATAATATCCTTTTGTATATTGAATAGCCATTCTTTTAATTGTTTCGTTGTCTGACATTCTTAACCATTTCACAGGTTTATTATATCCTAACAATTTAGTAAAGTATTCTTTACTCCACTTCATTACCTTTTTAATATTACCACAACACACAGTATCTATATGCCAAGGTATCGTTCCACTATTATAATCTTGAGGGTCTAAGTCTGCTGTTTTCATAAATTTTTGTTCTGTTTCTTCATTTAAAAAAGCCCAATTGGTAAAAGCAATTGGTAAATTATTTTCATAATGCACCTTGTATTGTCCTAATATAATGGATGGTAAAATATGTTGGAGCACGTCCTCGTTCGTGTAGTCTTGATAGCGAGGAAAAGATTTATATAAACCACATATTATGGCTATATCCTTTATTTTATCTGCATCTATCATAAACACATTACTTTTTTTTGCCTTGAAAATCAACTATTCATCCTCAGATTTAGATATAACATCTGGCATTTTAGCAACCTTTATATTAACACTTCTAGAAATATCTTCTTGTTTTGTGTCTGTATTTGGGTCATTAACATCGTCTTCTGCCTCTTTATCTGATGAATATTCTTTGTTAGTTTTAAGGTTTTTAACTGTTACTTCTGTTTCAATGTCAATTTGTTCAATAACCTTACCATTGACTATTGTATCTGCTTTACCTTTTTCTACAAATGATACCATTTTACCTCCTATGTTGTTCTTGTCATTTCTAGTACAGATAATATGACATGAAGTCTATTGGCTGTAGCTGCTGTGACTTTAATTATTTCTGTTTCTTCAACAACCAAAGGTTGTGAAAGAAGTTCTTTGGTAGTTTTTGCACCAACTGCTTCTTCTTTATAAACACTAAAAACATTGCTACCATTAGTTAAAGTAACTGTAAGAGTGTCTGCACTAGCAGAATCATTTGATACAATAATTGATTTAATTATACCTGTAGTTTCAGAAGGTACTGTATAAAGAGTTGTTATGTCAGTACTAGTTAAATCTACTTTTTTGTTTAAATAATTATTAGCCATTAACTAAAGAAGAAAGCAAAACGCTCTTCTTCCTCTCTTAAATTTTGTTGATATGTTGTATTGAGTTCTTCAATCAATGCTGCAATACCTCTGTTAATTTGTCTTTGATTAGATACCTCATAGTTATCTTTAGGTTCTGGTATTCTTACTACTATTCTAGCCATTATCTCATTCCATCTGGTTTAACATCAAGAGTTAATGTTCCGTATCTCCACTCTTGATTAATATCTGTGTTTGCAACTTTAACATTAACATATCTTCCTCTTGCTCTTGTATCTACTTTATCGGTGCTTGAATTTATTGTAAAAGGACTATGTGTAGAACTAATACCTGTTTCAGAAGGATATCTTTTAACAGCTAAAGTTACAGTAGCGTTACCTGTTAAATTTTTAAAATCAGGTATAAAACGACTAACCGATACAAATTTTTCACCAACACCTGTTTCAGTTTGTAAATCAAAATCATAAGACTCTATGTTAGATTCTATGGTAGTGACGCTTCCATCTTCATTAACTTGATCAGTTCCTATTTCATGTTCAAAATATATTGTTTTACCTAATCCATCTTCACCTAAAATAACAGGAAAACTTCCTGTGCCAGTATCATCAAATTTTGTTGCATGAGGTTTCGGATATAAGTTTGCATCAATCCAAGAAGTCCTCGGTTCACCATTGGTGTACCACACACCACCGGGAACTTGTGCTGACTCAGCATAATTATATGCTACAGCCTTATTATTAAAATCACTATTTGTAGGATACCACCAAGTTATTTCTGAAAATAAATTATTTAATCCTGCAACAACTTGTTGTCCTTTTGTTGTATCTATGTTGTTAAAAACTTCGTCTTCTACGGAACAAGGTAGTGTTTTAACTGTACCGTCAAATAAAAAGAAACCTTTTGTGCCCATCCAATAAGCAACACCATCTACTTCTATAGCAGCGTTTTTACCAATTAAACCACAGTTAGTGCCTACTTGTTCAAAACCAAATATAAAAGGAGATCCAACAAACTTCATTGTATATAAAGCTGTATCGGTCCATATCAAAATATTTTCTTTTGCTTTTAAAGCACCAATAATTTTTGTTCCGTCTTGAAGTCTTTGAGAACCTGCCGTATTCGTAACACTAGGTGTATAACTATTAATATTTTCTCTCTCTGAAAATCTTATAAACATATCGTCTTGAGTTGTTGCTGTACCCACGGTTGTTTCTGTACCAAAGTGTATTAAGTGTCTTGTAGTAGGTGATATTAAAGTTAATCGAGAAGCTGTAGGATTACTTCCTGTTGCAAAGTTTGTTGTATCTAAAGCTGCTCTAGTTGTTAAAGGTGTTGTTGATGAAGGATTCCATGTAAAAGTTTTACTATTAGCAACTGTTGCAACCAATACTTCACCAAAATTATCTAAAGACCAAAGACCCGGTTCTAAGTTTACTTGGCCAGCTTTTACTGCGTCACCCCAAGCATTATAATCTGTTGCATTAACTACGGTTGCTCCATTACTGTGGGTTGTAGCTGTAGTACCTAAAGCTCCTCGTGTACACCCTGTTAAATCATTAGTAGACTTTCCTGTGTAAGTTATAAGTTCTGAACCAATTAAAATAGTTCCTGCTGTAGGAAAAGATGAAGCACTAGAAAGTGTTATTGTTGTTTCACTGTTATCTAAATCTTCGTTCACCGTTGTTGACGCTGCGTCTGATATTGTGCCACCCCATGTACTAACACCCCAACCATATCCATAAGTTTGTTTTTGTGGGCCAACTACAAAATAAAATTCTACCGTGGTAGAACCTCCTGCACTAACAGTAGCTGTTGCTGCCGCCGAAGAAGTAATTGTAAATGTAGTTGTACTAGGAACAGTATTAATCATAAAAACTTTGTCTTCAAAATTACTAGCACTAAGACCTGTACCACTAGGTAAGGTGACGCTATCAAGTAATATAATATCTCCAACACTTGCACCATGAGCACTTGAAGTTGTGACTAAAACAGATGTTGATTCATCGGTTGTTGCTAAAGTAGCACTTGTTTGTTGTCTTGTAGAATCAAAAGGAGTGATGTCGTGAAGTTGACCTTCAAAAAATAATAATAAAAATTTATCTGTACCAAGAGCAATATATCTATTACCAGTTGTGTCTATAAAAGGTTTTTGTGCACGAACCACACCAACAATACTATCTGAAACTAAAGAAGACCAACCACCTATCTTTTCTGGTAAACCATATCTAAATCTTACATTGGTACTATCAATCCAACGATTTTCAGCACCTTTAGTAGTGTTTTGTTTATCTATTCCAGGAATAATTTCGAAATTAATAAGAGACAAAATTATCTCCTATATAAATGTCTTATAAGTCCAACCTCTAGTTGCGTTTGCATAAACTAATGTAAAAGACTGACCGTTTGTTGATACTGTTAAATTAGATGTGCCTGAATTAATATTGGAACTATTTCTATTAATAATTAAATTGTTAGAACCAAAAGATCCTTTTGCATCTATAAAATGTACTTCATCTCCTACACTAGGACTTGCAGGTAATGTGATTGTGACAGGAGCAGAACTTGTATCTACTATAATTTGATCATCTGCAACAGCAGTATAAGCGGAAGTAGTTGTTACATATCCTTTTTTTATCATACCTTTTACAATGTTTGTTCCGTCTGAAAACAATAAAGTAGTAGAACCTCGAGCTAGTGTAACCCCAGTCCCCGATGCAGTTTTAAATGTTAATGTATAGTGACTAGAACTTCTATCCGTTGCATCAACGACTAACCAAGCTTTTTCTACTGAATCTGGAACAGTAATATTTCTATTAGCAGTAAGTGTTCCTGTTAATTTAATAACAGCGTTACGGCCATTAGAAGATGCTCCATCTGCTATAGTTGTTGTTATATCTGCATTGGTAACAGCAATAGAAATATAACCTCCTACTGCCTCTTGAATTAAATCTAAATTTGTATTAGTAACTGTGCCCCATAAACCAGCTTTTTCGCCAGTGGTCATTTTTTCTAATTTTAGTGATGTTGAATATGATGATGACATGTGTTCTCCATTTTATATTAAGTTTCTACATTTGTCCATGTTTGACTTGCACCTGTGTTTATATCGTTCCAAGTGATAACACCAGGACTAGTAACCGAAGAAGTTAAAAGATTTGTTCCCGGAAGAACAACAGCTTTTGCTACAATTGTAACTGTTCCACTAGCCACGGTTCCTGCTAAATTAGTCGTGACAGTTACGTCAGCTTCACCTTTTGGTGTAGCACTACCTAAACTAGATGTAAGTGCATTGCCACTGACAGTAACATTAGCTGCCCCTACAAAGGTTAAGTCACCGATAGAGATGTTGTTTACATTAGTTCCTAAAGTAACATCAGCGTTCGCTTCAATCGCTGCAATGTTTCCTAAGCTTATTGTAGCTTGAACACCTTCTAAGTTTACCGGTTGATCAGTATATCCTGAAAAAGAGTATTGACCAAAAGAAGATACACCAAACATATTCTATCTTGCCGTTACTGGCACTCCTTTACTACTTACAAATGGATGCTCTGCAAATGCGAAGTATATATATGTTGAAGAAGCATTTGTAGCACCCTCTGTTGACCGACATTTAAACCCATTACTTAAAAAATCAAAATGTCCAGAACTTTGATTAACTTCATTAGTATTTGCATCTAATCTATTAGCCGTAGGATTATCTGGGTCTTGTTTATTATCATGTATTACCCATGCTCTAGCATTATCAGTAGTTTTTTTTACCATAAGCCAAGCTGGTTTAAATCCTGTATAAACAAA